TAATGGACAAAGCTCTACCAAACGTAGTAGAGAACACAGTAAAAACGCCTAGCGAAGAAGAAGTAGCTTTAGCAGAAGAACAAGTAGCAGAATCACAAGGCGGTGAGGGCGTAGACGTTCAAGAAAACGAGGATGGTTCGGTAGATATAAATTTCGAACCTAACAAGGTTAATCAACCAGGAACAGAATCACATTTTGATAATTTAGCTGATCTATTACCAGAAGATATTTTAGGTAGTCTTGGATCAGAGCTTTTTACAAATTACATGAATTACAAATCCTCTCGTAAAGAGTGGGAGGATAGTTACACAAAAGGTTTAGATCTTTTAGGATTTAAATATGAAGATAGAACACAACCATTTGCCGGCGCATCAGGTGTAACACACCCAGTGTTAGGTGAAGCGGTAACACAATTTCAAGCACAAGCTTACAAAGAATTACTTCCAGCCAGAGGTCCTGTTCACACTCAGATTATGGGTGTTGTCAATAGACAGAAAGAGGATCAGGCTACAAGAGTAAAAAACTTCATGAACTATCAGCTCATGAATAAGATGAAAGAGTATGAACCCGAGTTCGATCAGATGCTTTTTTATCTCCCTCTTAGCGGCTCTGCTTTCAAGAAAGTCTACTACGACGAATTACTTGACAGAGCCGTTTCTAAATTCGTACCGTCCGATGATTTGATAGTTCCGTACACAGCCACATCTCTAGAAGATGCAGAAGCTGTTGTGCATAAATTAAAAATGTCAGAAAATGATCTTAGAAAAAAACAAGTGTCAGGTTTTTATAGAGACATAGAAATTCAACCTGGTTACACACAAGAAACTGAGATTGAGAAAAAAGAATTAGAAATAGAAGGTGTAAAGAAAACAAAGGATGAAAATGATTTTACTATTCTAGAGTTTCACGTAGATCTTGATCTAGAAGGTTTTGAGGATATCAGTCCTGAAACAGGAGAGATGACAGGAATTAAACTTCCATACATTGTAACTTTAGATCAAGGTAGCAAAGAGGTTTTATCTATCAGAAGAAACTACAAAGCAGAAGATCCACTAAGAAAAAAAATAGATTACTTTGTACACTTTAAATTTTTACCCGGTCTAGGTTTCTATGGTTTTGGTCTGATACACATGATAGGTGGTCTATCTAAAACTGCAACAGCAACTCTTAGATCTTTGATTGATGCAGGTACATTCTCAAACATGCCTGCTGGTTTCAAACAGAGAGGTATAAGATTAAGAGATGAAGCAGAGTCTATCAAGCCTGGAGAATTTAGAGACGTGGATGCACCTGGTGGTAACATCAGAGATGCATTTATGCCCTTACCATTCAAAGAACCATCAGCAACATTACTACAGTTGATGGGTGTTGTGGTGCAGGCAGGTCAGAGATTTGCAGCAATTGCAGATATGCAGGTTGGGGATTCAAATCAAAGTGCAGCAGTAGGCACGACTATCGCTCTTCTTGAAAGAGGATCTAGGGTCATGTCAGCGATACACAAAAGATTATATGCTGCGATGAAAAATGAATTTAAATTATTAGCGGATGTGTTCTCACAATATCTACCACCAGAATATCCATATGATGTTGTTGGTGCACAGAGAATGATCAAGCAACAAGACTTTGATGAAAAGATAGATATCATACCTGTTGCAGATCCAAACATATTCTCACAATCACAAAGAATAAGTTTGGCACAGACAGAACTACAACTTGCTATGTCAAACCCACAGATACACAATATGTATGAGGCGTACAGAGATATGTACGAAGCTATCGGTGTAAAAAATATTGATCAGATATTACCACCACCTCAACAACCTATGCCGATGGACCCAGCGTCTGAAAATATTTTAGCAATGTCTGGTAAACCTTTTCAAGCATTCAAAGGTCAGGACCATAGATCACATATTACAACTCACTTAAATTTTATGGCAACAAGTTTGGCTAGAAATAATCCTGCAGTGCTTGGTGCATTAGAAAAAAATATTTTTGAACACATTGCATTCATGGCACAAGAACAGATAGAGGTAGAATTTATGCAAGAGTTACAACAACTACAACAATTACAAATGGCGATGCAACAAAATCCAATGCTGCAACAAGATCCAAACACACAACAACAGATTTTAACGTTGACATTGGCTCTTGAGGCTAGAAAATCTAAACTGATTGCTGAGATGACCCAAGAATTTAAGGATGAAGAGAATCAAATCATGGGTCAATTAGGAAATGATCCTATTGCTAAACTAAAAGCAAGAGAGTTAGACCTAAGAGCGATGAATGATGAGAGAAAAGCACAAGATGCAGAGGATAGATTGAATCTCGATAAGATGAAAGCTATGATGAATCAAGAAAATCAGGAAGATAAACTTGACCAGAACGAAGAATTAGCAAAATTAAGAGCAAATACATCAATCGAGAAGACAATTTTAAGTAAAACAATCCCATCAGCACCAAAAATGGACAAACCAGTTGGTAATGTGGCTATAATAAGAGGTAAAAATTAAAAATTATGTGGTTTTCAGCGATAAAATTAGCAATTTCTGCAGGAAGTAAGATTTATGCTAACAAACAACGTACAAAAATGGCAATGTCAGACGCACAACTGATGCATGCACAAAAAATGGCCCAAGGTGAGGAACAATACCAGGGAAAATTGTTAGAAGCCAGACAATCAGACTGGAAAGACGAGGCAGTTTTGATAATTCTCAGTTTGCCCGTGTTGGTGCTCGCATATGCGGTGATATCGGATGACCCGACAGCGATGGATAAGGTGAAATTGTTCTTCGACATGTTCTCGCAGCTCCCGTCATGGTTCACAAATCTTTGGATACTTGTAGTCGCGAGCATATATGGTATAAAGGGTACACAAATATTCCGTAATGGAGGGAAAAAATAATGAGTAAAAAGTCTAGAAGAAGAAATAGAAGACTAGCATTATTAGGTGCGCTTGGTGCCGGCTTAATGTTAGCTGGTAGAGGAAAGGGAACTGCTGCAGCAGATGTTAATAGCGGTAGAGGTGGAGACAGCTCTAGTGCAAAAGCAAGAAAAATAGCAAATGCAGTAACCACAGGAAAAACTATTCAAGATAACATGCCAAAAGGTATTGACAAAAAAATAGAAGATGTCGTTGTTCCAAAAAATATAACTAATCCAAATTTAAATCTTGGTAGAATGACTGGTCAAGGTCCTGATTCAGGATTAGCTGGTCAAGAGATTAGAGCTAACTATGCTAGAAAAATGAGAAACATAGCGTCTGATAGAAACAGAAATGATATGTTAAGAGCTATTAGATCTACTCAAGATATTGCGACTACACCAGATAGTATTTTGCAAGGTGTTCCACTTGAAGATAGCATGATATCAGCTAAAAAAGGTGGTAGAATTGTTAAAGGTGAAAAAGTAGCAAAACTTAAAAAGAAAAAAGGAATTCAAATCAGAGGATTTGGGAAAGCGAGGAGAGGATAATGCCAGGAAAAGAAATGAAAGGTAGAAGCATGATTGCTAACTACAAAAAAGGTGGAAAGGTTTTAAAAAAAGTAAAACCAAATCAAAAAGGTCTTAAGAAGTTGCCTAGAAAAGTTAGAAACAAAATGGGCTACATGAAAGACGGCGGAAGAGCTAGATAATGGCTCGTCCCGGTTTATATGCAAATATCCATGCTAAGAGAAAGCGTGGAGGTAAGATGCGAAAGAAAGGTGCAAAAGGTGCACCCAAAGCATCTGACTTTAAAAGAGCAAAACAAACAGCGAGATCATAATGACTAAACTATGTCCTAGAGGTAAATCGGCAGCAAAAAGAAAATTTGCAGTTTACCCCTCGGCATACGCGAATGCCTACGCTAGTAAAATTTGTGCGGGTAAAATTAAAGATCCTTCTGGTGTAAAAAGAAAAGATTTTAAAGGACGTAAACCAGCAGCCATGGGTGGCATGATGAGACCTGGATATGGTTCAGGTGGATCCGTTGCAAAAGGATGTGGTGCCGTTATGTCCAATAGAAGGAAGAAAACTAAGGTCTACTAATGGCTGGTTTAAAAGAATGGTTCAAGCAAGATTGGGTGGATATTGGTGCCAAGAAAAAAGGCGGGGGTTTTAAAAAATGTGGAAGAAAATCTGCAAGTGGTTCAAAAAGAGCGTATCCAAAGTGCGTCCCTGCTGCCAAAGCGGCAAGCATGACAGACTCCCAGAGGCGGAGTGCCGTTGCAAGAAAAAGAAGTAAACCACAAGGAGTTGGTGGTAAACCAACTAATGTTAAAACAATTGTAAAAAGAAAAAACATGAGTATGGGAGGTTTAGTATGAGCAAAGGTACTATGCCTGCTAGAAACAAAAAGAATTTCAGACCTACAAAGTCTGGAGCGGGCATGACACGAGCCGGTGTTGCTGCTTACAGAAGACTTAATCCCGGTTCTAAATTAAAAACAGCCGTGACTGGAAAAGTGAAGCCAGGATCAAAAGCTGCTAAACGTAGAAAATCATACTGCGCAAGATCACTAGGTCAGCTCAAAAGAGCTTCAGCTAAAACACGTAACGATCCTAATTCACGAATCCGTCAGGCAAGAAGGAGATGGAAATGCTAAAAAAAAGAAAAGCAATTAAAAAAGTGATAAAAGGTTTAGGCAAAGCTGTTAAAGCCCATGCTAAACAAAGAAAAATGTTGAAAGGAGTCTTACGTGAGAAAAGCAATACTAGAAGCACTAAGGCTTAGATACGAAGCTGAGATAGCAGAAGCAGATGCTACTGCAAATATATTTTTAAGTAGCTCAGTTGGTATCGGAGAACACCCACAACATATTGATGAAGTAGATAAACAGATGAAAAGAATTGCATCTGCAAAAGAAAAAATGAATATATTGGAGGAGTTCGAATAATGGATTATTTTGAACATTTTATAAAAATAGTCAGACAGCGACAGGATGATGTTAAGGAACTCATGGCCGGAGGAGCTGTTGACAGTATGGAAAAATATAACTATATGTTAGGACAAATAAGAACTTACGAAAGTTTGTTACAGGAAATATCCACCCTGCTAAATAAAAAGGAGCAAAATGAGCAAGGAACAGTCATCAGTATCAAAGCCAAAAGTGATACTACCAAATAAAGAACTAGTTGGCGTAGATAAGAAAAAAGAAGAAACCAAAATTCCAAAACCAACTGGTTGGAGAATTATAGTCCTACCTTTTAAACAAAAAGAAAAAACAAAAGGTGGAATAATATTAGCAGAAGATACTATAGAGAGATCACAGGTTGCATCGACTTGTGGTTTAGTTATGGCTATGGGACCACACTGTTATGATAAAGAACGATACCCAGAAGGTCCCTGGTGTAAAAAAGGAGATTGGGTTATCTTTGCAAGATACGCAGGAAGCCGAATCAAAATAGATGGGGGTGAGTTAAGACTTCTAAATGATGATGAAGTATTAGCGACCGTGGATAACCCCGAAGATATATTCCACGAATTTTAATAACCATAGGAGATACTATGCAAGAAGAACAAGAAAAAACAGTTGATATTGATACATCTGGTCCAGATGTAGAGGTAGAACTGCCGCAAGAAAAACAAGAAGAAGAAAAGAAAGAGGTTGTCGTAGAACAGACAACAGAGGACAAAACATATGAAAACGAACGTGAAACAAAGCTTGAAGACGGTGGTAGCGCCGGTGACTCATCTGAGAAACCTGTGGAGCAGCCTAGTGTTCAAGAAGATAATAAACAAGAAAGTCAAGGTAAGGAAGCTGAAGAATATTCTGAAGGCGTTAAAAAGCGAATAGCTAAACTTACTAAAAAAATGCGAGAAGCAGAAAGGCAAAGAGAAGAAGCTTTGCGTTATGCTGATTCCGTAAAAAGGGAAAGAGATGAATTTAAATCTCAAGCTAATAGTTTAGATAAAGACTATGCCGTTGAAATGGAAAATAGAATATCTGGACAGCTAGCTGCTGCACAAGCTAAACTTACAGCTGCAAGACAAGCAGAAGATCCAAAGGCTGAAACAGAAGCTTTAACAGCTATCTCACAATTAGGTTATGAACAAGGTAGACTTGCTGAACTTAAAACTCAACATGAAATGAGAGATAAGGCAGCAAAAGAAGAACCTGTAAAACAACCTGTAAAACAACAACAAGCATCTCCGCCAGATCCAAAAGCGGAAGAGTGGGCAGGTAAAAATGATTGGTTTGGAACAGATTCAGCCATGACTTATACTGCTTTTGATTTACACAGAAAACTTACAGAGGAGGAAGGTATAGATCCTAAATCCGATGAATATTATGAGGAAATAGATAAAAGAATAAGACTTGAATTTCCACATAAATTTGGTAAAACTGTAAACAAGACAATTAGTAAACCTACACAAACCGTTGCCTCTGCAACGCGTAGTCCAAAGACTAATGCAAAAAGTGTGAGACTCACATCTTCTCAAGTCGCAATAGCGAAAAAATTAGGTGTGCCACTAGAAGAATATGCGAAACAGCTTATGAACACGAAGGAGGTATAAGCATATGGAAAAGAAAAACCAAACTCGTGCGAGTCAAACTAAAAAAAGTGATACAACAAAAGTTGAATCACATAGCTCTCAGGCAAAAGTCAAAGAGCGACCAAAAGTTTGGGCTCCACCATCGTATTTAGATACGCCCAACGCGCCAGACGGATTCAGACACAGATGGGTCAGGACAGAAATCCTAGGGTTCGTAGACACTAAAAACATACAAGGTCGTTTAAGATCTGGTTATGAATTAGTTAGAGCTGACGAATATCCCGAAGAAGACTTTCCCGCAATCACAGACGGCAAATACGCAGGGGTGATCGGACACGGAGGCCTTGTGCTGACAAGGGTACCAGAGGAGATCGCGCAGCAAAGAACTGAATACTATGCCCAACAGGCACAGGATCAACAAGCTGCAATAGACGCCGATCTTGCGAAGGAACAGCATAAGAGTATGCCTATCACTGTTGATAGAAATACTCGTGTAACCTTCGGTGGGAAGAAAAGTTAGAATTTTTTAACAATTCGGAACCAGCGAATATAATAAACCGTACTGGAGGCCCGCAAGGGCAGGTACATATAAGGAGTAATGACTATGGCAAACTCATCGTCAGTTGGTTTCGGAATGAAACCAGTAAAAATGGCGGGTCAAGCAGCAAACACTGCGGGACTAGGAGAGTACCCTGTAGCAGCAAACGCAACTGCAATCTTTAATCAAGATTTAGTTGCAATGGCGGCAACAGGAACTGCGGCAGTAGCTGCAGCTGGTACAGAACAGATCTTAGGTTCCCTAAACGGTGTTTTCTTTACTAACACGTCAGATGATAAACCAACGTTCAAAAGTCACTTAGCAGGAAGTAACGCTGCTACTGACATTGTTGCACTTGTAAATGATGCACCTCATCAAATATATGAAGTGAGATCAAACAACGCCGGTGCATCAGCACAAACGGACGTAGGTAATACAGCAGATATTTCATATTCTGCGGGTGCTACTCCAAACTTCATCTCTAAAACAACTTTAGATGATGGATCTTTGGCAACAGCATCAAAACAACTAAAAATAGTGGGTGTTTCAAGAGACCCTGAAAACAATGATATCGGATCAGCAAATGTGGTCTGGAGAGTTGTGATCAGTGAACATTTCTTCAAACAACACGCAGGCGTATAATAGGAGTATAACAACATGGCTATATCACGTAATCAACTAGTTAAAGAACTAGAGCCAGGTTTGAATGCACTATTCGGCCTGGAGTATAAACAGTATGATAATTTACATACTGCTATATACACAACTG